CATTAATGCTCTGTTTGGTCTATATCCAACTACAGAATGTAATTCCCAATTATCTAAATTATTTGCCTCTTCTGAAAGAAATCTATCTGCCTCTTCATTAGAAACATCTAAAGGCATTTCATAACCTACTTCATTATGTTTCCAAAATGCAGTTCCGTGAAGTCCTTCTTTTGTTGATGGAGATATATATAATACAAGAGCTCTCTCAGGTCTAATATCTCCTACTTTTGAGTCTGCGTGTATTCTCCAATCAGTATCAAATTCTTCTGTTGCTACCCTAAAAAAACCTAACAAACATTCTCTTTTAGTTTTGTCTATATCACTTAATTTATTGATAATAAAATTATCAAACTCTTCGTTGCTATATTGAACCCAAAACTTCTTGTCTCCAACTTCAACTTCTTGAAATTGATTACTTGTCAAGCTATTATAAACGTAGTTATAAATATCTTCTTCTAAAAAATCATCTACAATATTTATCATAGCTTCATTGTTATTTGATGGTCATACATTCTATACATCTTTTCTCCTTCAATCTCGAACTCATATTCGCTATCAGGTTTAAAACAAACAATATCTCCCGAATCAATACCTTGATTAATTAAGTAATCGTTAGGATAAATCATTTTTCCTGTAAGTGGCTCTTCATTAAAAGGTTTTATTATATAAGACTCTGTGACAGGGATTGGCTTTACAAAACAATATCTATCGTATGCAAACCATCTGTCTTTCTTTTTATACATAAAGAATTGGTCTGTCTCTATAAAAAACAAATCATCTTTAAAAAAACTTTTTCCGCTTTTTTGTCTGCCTCTCATATCATTATAATATTTGAAAGCATTGTGATGAACAAGAAGTGTGTCTCCTGTTTCTATAGGACCTGTGTAGCCTAATGGTAATTCAACAACTTCGGCATAACGATTTGAGAATTTGTAGTCTTCCTCAGAAGTACTTATTATAAATTCTACTCCTGATATGTCTTTTGTGTTGTTGTATCTTTTTCCATTTTTAGGCTTTGTAATAAAGTAAAATGGCGATTTCATTAAAAATTTATATTATATTCGATTGAAATTGGTATTTGAGAATTAAATTCTTTCCACAAAACTACTTCTTCTTTTTGGTTTATTATGTAAATTTTTAAAGAATTTTTGTTTTCATCGAATTTTATAAGATGAATTTCATTACTATCTCCAAGTATTTTCTGACCAACTATGTAGTGCATAGCGCTACCTTTATAGTCAGCACCTATTGATATTTTTCTAATTTCCATTTATTCTTTTTTATCGTAAAAAGTTTTTGTAGAGAAATCAAAATAAGGATTTTCCATTTCAACAACTCTTAATTCATCAATTAAAACCTCATCTTCTGATATAAAATCATCAAACTGAGCTCTTAATTCTTGTCCTGTATATTTATTAACTACCGTTCTTAACATATTATTGATTTGTTAAATAAAATCCTTGCAATACACTTGAATCTCCTGCAGCGGACTGTTGCAAACTTACATATAAATAATTAACTATAGTAGGGTCAAACGCTTTAGTTAAGATAGCTACTGTAGATGCCGTATTATCAATTGTATTAGAAGATAAAGGATATACCTTAATAGTTCCGTTGTCAATTATAAAATCTCTTTGCATTTTTGCAAACAAGTTAGAGGCTCCACTTGAATATCTTGCAATAGAATCTGTGTTCCCACTTGGCATAGTAGATGATGTACTTATTTTTACCCTTATTTCACAAGTTCCTGCTGTACCTGTTTTTGTCATAATAATTAAAGGGATATTAATAATCTCATTTAAAGTTAGACTATTTGCAGGTATTGTTACTTTCAGTACTTGAGTTTCAGCTACAGTTCCTGTAACAGCAGAGCTTTGTGAAGTAATTTTAATTTTATAAGCACCCGTAACTTCCTCTATTGTTTTGTTTTCCCATAACTGATTTGAAGAGTTATAAGTTAAGACTTCATTATTAACAGGAGAATCTATATTAACATTATGTAGTTCGTCTAACTCATACCCATTATCAACTTTTACAAATATTTTACCGTGTTGTGAATGCGCATATTCAACCTGTCCAACAGTTATTAAATGCTCAGGAGCAGAAGGTTTTATATTTGTAAGTTGTCCCGGAATCGTAGGAGATAAATATAATATATCTCCATCAACCCAAGTTTCTCCCTGAATACTTCCTGTTGTATCTATTTCTTTTACATTTCCAAAAACAGTAATAAAACCTTCTTGATTATTATTTATTGTTTCTGTAACAATTCCTAAAGTAGTAGCAGAATTAGTGTCATTATTTGCTTGAGCTAAAACTACAGCCATTCTTTGACCTGAAGCCCCTCCTTCTGATACAAGCCTTGTTCTTACGCATTGATAATTAGACTCTAATAAATTAGACCCTGATTTATTAACAACCATAACAACATTCTCTTGTCCTATCTGAAGAGTGACATTACCTCCTTTCAATCCTAAATCAACAGTTCCATCTGTATTATTCCAACGCATAATACCCACACCTGCAGCGCCTGTTGGAGTTTGGTCAAAATGAATCTGACCTGCTTTTAGCTCATACTCTCCTAAGTTAACATTTTGAGTAGCTCCAATATAAGGAACCCCTCCTAAAGAACTTAAAGTGTACTCAGGTATATTTAAGACATTTGCAATAAAAGTAGAAGGACCTGAACTACCTGTTGTAGTTAAAGTAATTGAATCTTGCTTGTCATTAAATGTATTAAAATCAGACAAACTTAAATAACCATCAGAGATAGTACTTGCTTGACTTATACTTACAACACCTAAAGATTCACTTAATGGACTTGAAAAAGTATAAGCAGAACCTCCTCCTGAAGAATATTGAGGTATATTCAAAACGCTACCTATTAAAGTAGCAGGACCTGAATCTCCTAATGTAGTCAAAGAAATAGGAGTTGGTATATCTCCCAAATAAGCAATTGTACCTGATGTATTCTGTAAAAATGCCGTATGATTATTAGAAATATTAGATGGCTTTTGTATTTTAAAAGAATATCCGTTTAAGCCTTTCAATAGAATATTGTCTTGATAAATCTGAGCAAAAGTATTGCTTATATTATCAACAAAACTAAACCTTTTTTTGTCTACAAAAATAGAGCAATATCCTACAGACCCTAAATCAAACAATCCAATTCCACCAACAATAGGTATTAAACTTGATGTAGCTCCTTGTTGTAATACTTCATCTAATGATGGATATACAACAGGTAAATCAACCCAATTTATCCCATTTGATGCTTTACTTAAAAACTGAAAAGTCGCACCCTGACTGCCTACCGCATCTTCAATTTCTTCAGGTTTAATAACAGATGATGTTATAGTTCCTGTTAATGTAATATTTTGAGTCGCAGTATTACCTGTGTTCAAAACAGCCTGCAAAGAAGCGGCAGGAAAGTTAGACGAAAATAATTGCAATAGCTCTCCTAACGAAAAGTTTTTCGTAGCAAGTGGCGTTACTGAAGGTTGAGGTCTTGGAGCCTCTGTTCCTATCAATCTGTCACTTAATTGTAATGGCGAATCTGCCAACCCATAGGTAGCTATTTTTGACATATTACTTTATTTTTTAAACTACAATTCTTACTTCTCCTGTAGCTGTTTTGTACAAAGAACCAACAGCTAAACCACCTGATATAGCCGCAGCATTATTTGCAAAAGTAAGAAGTGTACTTCCTAATAACGCAAGTATGTCAGATATTTGAAAGTTCTTAGTATTATCAGAATCACTTACATCTGTTCCTAATAAAAAATCACTTAACGATGGCGGATTTGGCTCCGGGTATGTACTTATTTTAGCCATTTTATTCTTTTTTTCTTGTTATCTCTCCTGTTTGAACATTAACGATAGCATCAGCACCGTACTTCTCAATTAGAGTTTTTTCTTGTGCAGAAAATTCTGTTTTTAATAATTCAATATGTCTTAAAATGTTTTGCTTCTGCAACTCAACATCTCCAATAGCCATTTTAGCCTTGTTAAACTCTGCGTTTAATTCATTGATTTTAGCAAGCTCTTCTTGAGTTACTGTTTGAATAGCGTCTTGCGTAAATTTGTTTGTGTTTTTCATTTTGATTAAATTTAATTATTACAAAGATATAAATTTTAAAGTAACATTTGATTTAGCTTTTTACGAAAGTAAAAATATGCAGCAAATAGCAATATAATTAAAAGCCACCACCAATAAACTGAATTACTTTCTTTTTTATCTACATTCTTTTTGAATGATTTCTCTTTTTTATCTTTTACTACTCTAACTTCCTGAGATTCTTTCTTAACCTCTTCTTTTTTAGTAGTATCTACTAAAGCCACTTTAGTTTTTTTATATCTTATCTTAGCGTTGAAATATTTTTTATCTCCAATAATAACAGGCTTTGCTGAATCAATTGGAGTAATCTCGCACTCATCAATATCTGTGTTTATAGATATATTATTCTGAGTAGATGTTGATTCTTCTTTTTTAACAACAGAAGTGCTATCTACTTTAACAACAATATCTGTTTTCTGAACATCAACTTTTCTTGCACCGCAAGATATAAGAAAAAGGAATATGAAACTATATTTGAACATAAGTGTATGTTTTTCCATTAATTACTTCGGTAAAAGTTCCACCATTATCATACTTCATTTTTAATGTTCTCCAAGTATATCCGAAGGTCATTTCAAAATGAGGTTTATCTTTAAACTCCCAATCTCCACCCCAAGTAAATCCAATTGATTTAAAGTGTTCTACAACCTCAAGCCAATCAACTTTACCATCTTTATCAAAATCTAACATCTCGTAAGTAGCAGACTCAAATTTACCATCTGCATTTTTATCAAGAATAAGAACTATATCAAAAGCTAAATGATAATTATGAATACTTTCTCCTGCTTTTGCGAAAGTTACCTTTCCAAGCCTTTTTCCTGCTGAATCATAAAGCTTTGTTCTACCTTGAGCATACAACTCCTTTTGCTCTTCATTAGTCCTTGAGGTATGCGCAAAACGCAAACGAACTCCTTTTCCAAGGAGTTTGTTGTTTACATAGACATAAGCATCTAATACTCTTTGTCTTATTTTAGGGTGTAATGTAGCTATTCTATCAAGCGTTACTTTATCCATTATGTTAAATCATCAATGTTATCTTTAACTTCTTTTGCTCTAAGAAATGCTTTTTTAAGAATTTCCCAAATTTTTATTTTATAAGCTTCTTCTATATTTTCTTTTATTGAAACTAATTCAATGAAAATTAAAAGTATTGCACATATTTTAGTAAACATAAATTCTATACTTAACCATTTAATAATAAATTCATTAAGTATAAATTTATCAATTACAAATAACAACAAAACACATATTTCATATAACAACATCTTTGAAACAATATGAGATAGTCTTTTACTTCTAATGCTTTTCCAACCATCTAACTTTACGCTTTTAAATATTCCTGTAAATGTGTCAAGTATTATAGCTGCAGCTACAGCTGTCAATATTCCATAAACAGGAACAAATAATAATACAAAAGATGATAATATGTAGTTTAAGTATTTCATTACTTTCCTTGTCCTTTATATGGTTTTACATAGTTTTTACTACACTTAGACGAACTCATTTTTGTCTTTGCGTGAACTCCTTTTCTTTTTATTTTCGGAGTTATCTTTACTGATTGATTGCTCGTTTGTTTCGCCATTTTACCAAAGAGCTATAAAAGATAAAGTATCTAACCCATCCGTATTATCTTTCCAAAGTTTTTTTATTTTAACAGGCAATACCCCTGTAGAGATACCTAAAAGTGAAACTCTATCATTCCCTTCTGTTGTAATATCTGCTGTACCTTCATTAGAGGATAGAGATTTTACATACAACAAACAACCTTCATTTTGAGAGCCTGTAAGTGGTGATTGTTGGTATATAAAATATTCAATACCTGTAGCTCCGGCAAATATATCTTCATTTAAAAGCAAAGTATGTTCATCGACAACCTCAACAATAGTAGCTGCTTTTGAATCTGCATAATTATACACAACATCTCCTGTATTTACTACATTAATTCCATTTATAATAAAATTTGCAGAAGTATCAATTAATTCGTCTAATACATCTGTAGTATTTGTACCTGATGTTAATAAATTAGGAGTTGGTATATCGCAATTATTTGAAGCAACAATCTGTAATGCTCTTGATGGGGTTGTTATAAAATTTGTCATAATTTATAAAATGTTTTGTTTATTATTAATTTTGGACTATTGAGTTTTTCTTTTCTTCCATCACACCCACAATCCTCAATACCAACTGCTTCTGAAATTACTTTCACAGCTTTCTTAATTCCTGTCTTTGTAGTGAACTTGTCAATAGTATCTCCTAATCCTCTTGATTTCATTGCGTAAAGATATTAAAAATTTTTGACTGAATTTGTAATTGGATTATATTTAAAACTTTCAACAGAACGACCTGTTTTTTTTGAGGCTCTATCTTTAGCTCTTTCTTCTGCAGTCATAGAATTTCTTTTCATTCCTGCATTAGTGTATGTCTTACCATCTGCTTTTAAATGACCTCTCTTTTGCAATATCTCTACTGCTAATTTTTTGCTTCCAACCTGAGCTGTCAGTCTTTCTAATAACTGACCTCTACCCATAAATTTCTGAGTTGCCATATTATACCTTACTTACACGATTACCCATACCTACCTTAGACTTCTCTGCTTTTTTTGAAGCTAAATTAGACTTACTAATCTCAGATATAGTCTTTGGTGTTTTTGAAGATACTTTTACTTTTGGTCTACAGTACTCATTCTTTCCACCTGCACCACAAGCTTTTCCTGTTCGAGTATCAGTCCACTTTTCTTTCTCCCATCTCTTTAAAGATGTTCCTTCAGAAGTTTTTCTCACGCTACCCGATGACTTTCTGCATTTAGCAATAGCCTGAGAGGCTCTCGCTGATGGAAAAACATCATACTGAGCTTTGACTTTTTTATAGCAAGCGTCTTTAGGCATATTATTTCTTTTTAGCAGGAGTTTTTACATTTCCTTTTAAAAACTTCATAGGTCCGTTCAAAGATTTCTTTGATTCGTATTTAGCAGCTTTTTTAATTACCTTTTTCATTACTTTCTTTCAGATAATCTTATCTTCTTGTCCTCAACATTTGCAGCTCTCTTGAATACTCTCTCAGCTTTTCTTTCTCTACCTTCGTCTACAGCTTTGTTGCCTTTATTAACAAGCTTGTTTTCTCTTTTTTCAAGTCTTTTTATCTTTTTTTCTTTGTCCCCCATAAATGTTGGAGCCAATGGATAGTCTCTATTCATAATTTTAGTATTTACCTTTTCTGTTTTTTGGATTTGAAGCGGTCGAACCTCCCGGTCCTGCCCATAATTTTTTACACGCCCAATATCTTGGGGTCAACTTATCATTTGCCGTGTCACAACTATGTCTTGCCTTGAAACTTCTACGAGCCGCAGGAGAATAATTATGACCATAACCTTTTGCTCCAAAATGGAGAAGTTTTTCTTCTCCATTGGAACAAGCTTTTACCATCATCTTCTTCCCTTCTCTATTTGAAGGAACAGGACGGTTACATTTCATTTTTGACTTATCCACGGAACGCTCTCGTTGTATGTCCCGGAGTTTCTGTTTGAGCAGGAACTTCGTTTAAAGTAACATCTTGAGAAGGTTGAGCTGTTTCCACAACTTCAACTGCTTGATTCTCAACTAAGCCGTTTTTTGCCTCGTCTTTCTTTGCCATTTTTTTAAATTTTAAAATTAATCACAATAAGGATTACTACCTTTCATACCTTTTCCTTTAGCTGAATTAATAACTTTTTTGGAAATAGGACCTGAAGCTCCTGTAATCTTAGGAGCAGAGTTTCCACTTGAACTCGGCATCTGCATACGAGATGAACCCGGTAAGTTTGGAGTGTTTTTTGCCATTATTTCTTTTTCATTGCTGATTTAACAATAGCTTTAGCTGCGCCTTTAGCCGCACCTTTCATAGCGCCTTTTACTGCCGATTTCTTTACACCTTTTGGAGCCATCATTCTTGATGACATAGGCAAGTTTGGAGTGTTTTTCATAATTACTTCTTTTTTTGGTTTTTCATTGCTGCTTGAGCGTTCATAGCATAATGCTTTCTTGCACTTGCTTTTAATTTCGGATTGCTTGCTTCTTTAATGTCGTAAGCAGTTTTTTTTGTTACTTTTTTCATTGTATAATTATCTTACTATTTTACCACCTAATGAAGTATTCAATCCCTGAAGACTTCCTCCTGATTGACCTCCTCTTTTATTTGAAGAAGCTTTTCTCTTTTCAGATACAGCTTTTCTTTGAGCATAAGCCGATTCTCTTCTCTTATTAGATTCTTCTTGTATCTTTTTTAGATTCTCTTGTAAAAGTGAAGAGTCCATATTGTAATATGGAGTTTCCGCTAATGGAGTATCAGGTCTTTTTTTTTCTTTCTCAGCCATAACTATTTTTTACTCCAATCTTTTTTAGATTGCTTAGATGCCGCTTTACTTGTTCCACATCTTGTAGACTTAAAGTTAGGGTCAGCCGTATCACAAGCAGGAACATCTTTCTGTTTAGCTTGTTTTCTTTGATATGCCTGATACTGCTCTTTAGTCATATTCTCAGGTCTCTGTCTTGCTATAATAGAGTCTTTTTTTCTAACAATCTCAGCTCTCTTAATTGCTGTAATGCTATCTAACTTTCTTCTATTTTCTCTTGCCTCAATAAGTCTTTCAGCAGTAGTTTTCTTTTTAATACTGTCAGTTACTGTAGGTGCTAACGGGGTATCAGGTCGTCTAATTGCCATAATTATTTTTTAGGAGTTAAACCTCTTTGCTTTGCTTCATTGTATCCTGAAACACGAGACTTGCTTGGAAATGATTTACTTTTCCCGGCAATAGCATCTGTAAATCCTTTTTTGTAGTCGGAACTATCTTTAGCAGTAGCCGTATATGGAACATCTTTAAAACCTTTTCTTGTAGTTTTTTTTATGTTTCTGTAATCCGGCTCAGGAGTTTGAGCTAACGGAGTATCGGGTCTTTTGATTGCCATAATTATTTTTTTGTTTTGATGGTTTTCTTTACTTTATCTGAGTTTGTTTTTTTTCTAACATTTGTTCCTGCCCATTGACCAAATTTTTGATATTCATTTCTTCCATAAGGAGTTTCGCGAGGAGTAAATGATTTTCCCTCAATACCTTTCTTAAATCCTTGTTTATAGTCAGTACTATCTTTACGCGTTGCAGGAGTGTTTTCGTCTAATCCTAATGCTTTATTATTGTAGCTTCTTGCTAAACTAAAATTTCCATAGTCAACTTTTGGGGTTGAAGCTAATGGAGTATCAGGTCTTCTTTTGTTTTTATTAGGCTGTTGCATAATTAAAATTTTAATAACTTTGTACAAATATATAAAAAATAATTAAATGAAATCAAATACAGACGATTACCTAAAATATTGGAGGGTTATACGCCAATACATAAAAGTGAAACACGGATTATGTCAAGCGGACCTTGATATGATATTATTTTTATACTCAGAAAAGTATTTCGATAGAGATAAATTTGAGGATTTCCACAGCTTACTTGGTTGGGACAAGTGTAGATTCAACAGACTTATAAAGGCAGGTTGGATAGAAGTATTCAGAACAGGTATGAATCCCGGAGGGAGAAGAGTAATATATAAATTATCGTCAAAGTCTATTACAACTGTAAAGCTTATTTACAATAAACTCAGTGGGGAAGAAATCCCCACGAGTCAAGCGCAAAACAAAATGTTTGCAAGAAATGTATCATATACTGATAAAGTTTACAGAAATATGATTAAAGAAATGAACGCTTTTATAAGACAACAACGACATCACGCTCCTGAATAATAGTGTGAGGTTTGTTTTCTATAAGCATCGTGAATCCGTGAGATTTATCGTAGTAGATAATGTCATCTGTTTTTATATAGGCAACCTCTGTGCCTGCAGATATAACAACAGCTTTTCTATAACGCATAGATTTCACGTCTTCTCCTGATAATACCAATCCCGAATCAGTCGTTACTTCTTCGTCAATTGTTTTTACAATAATGTTTTTTCCTATTGGTTTCATAATTAATCGTTTATTAAATCTATAAATATCGGAGCTTTGTCTCCGCTGTATGAGCACTCAATGTTGTAAAAGAAATAGTCTGCGGCATCTTTGTTGGTCCAATTGTTTCGAGATATTAATACCTCTACAATTTTATCAATTGAATACACAAGCTGACCCTTACTACTAACGCCAATTATGGCGGCATCAAATCCATCTACTTTCTCGTAGCCATCATCAGGATAGCTATCTAAGATTTTAGTCAATATATCCATCTTCTTTTATGTTTTTAATGAATCTTCTCTTGTCTCCATTCTTTGGATATAAAGCTACGTCAATATACCCTGTATCTTGTTGGTGGTTTAATACTTTAACATCATAGTGTTTTAAACTCTGTATGCTATCAACTAACACCTGACACTCTTCTATGGTCGCATCATAGCTTTGCATAAGACCATAAATCTCTATTGTCACAAAATCAATCCCTCTTATTTCTTTCATCTTTCCAATTTAACCAAAATCCAACACCCACTATTATGTTCATACCCATTGAGGATATTACCTCAATTATGTCCTCGTAAATATTTAAGCTCAGATGAACGTGTCCTATCGTCCAAAAAGGAATCGACAGGTTACACGCTATCCAAACTATTGTGAATTTAAAGAACTTCCTCAGATTGCTCATAACTACGAGCCATTGTGATAATTGCATTTGTACTCAGAATTGTTACAGCTACACTCACTGCGTTTTGTAAAGCACTACGCGTTACTTTCAATGGGTCAATAACTCCCATTTTTATCAAGTCGCCCATCTGCCCTGTTTTTAAATTGTAACCGTGTCCCGGCTCAACTCCATCTTTGTAGATGTCCTTCGCTTTTAACCCTGCATTTGAAAGTATTTGCAAGAACGGAGCCATAAGAGCGTCTCCCAAAATAATGCTTGCAATATCTCTCTCTGCGGATTGGTCGGCAGTAGTGCCAATAAGAGCACTCTCCTCAAGCAACGCTTTCCCTGCACCCGGTAAAATACCTTCCTCAAGTGCTGAACGAACCGCACAAACAGCGTCATCAACTCTGTCGTACAACTCTTTCTGCTCTAAGTCAGTCTGTCCTCCAACATAAATCACACCGATGCCACCCGTAAGCGAAGCAATACGCTCTAACAAAAAGTCTTTGTCCGCTTTTTTGTTCGCGTTCTTATGAGCTTCCCATAATTGATTTACTCTTTCCTCAGTAGCAGTCTCATCTGTGCGCGCATCTGACTTAATAATTACAGTCTTGTCTTTGCTAACGATAACTCTTGCTGCGTGACCTAAGTCTCCAAAGTTTATAATACTCAAATCGTCTCCTGTTTTCTCGCTGAAGTAAGTTGCTCCAACACTAAGCGCGATGTCTTGCATCAACTCGTGCTGCTTGTAACCAAAACTCGGAGGAGGAACCGCACATACTTTCAAATTTCCTTTCACAGCATTTGCCGCCAACGTATTTACAACATTCGAATTGCACGGAGATATAATCAATAATTTCTTCCCTTCGGAAATGATTGGTTTTAAGATACTCTCAATCTGCAAAATATTTGCAATCTCCATATCAGCAACCAATACCATCACGTCCTCAAGAACACACTCATCTTTTTTGTGGTCATTGATGAACATCGAGCTCAAATAACCTCTATCAAATTTCAACCCTTTAGTGGTCTCAGCGTACGTCTCATCATTTTGACTCTTCTCAACGGTAACAATACCTGTCTTACCCACATCTTTATAAACCTCAGCAATAATACGCCCGGTCTCTCTATCGTTATTTGCCGATATACTCGCCACATCTATCAACATTGAAGTAGATAACCTCTTGCTCTTACGTCTTAGGTTGTCCACCACCTTGTCGCTCAAGTCCACCAATGCTCTCAAGACCTCTGTTCGGTTGTGGTTTTCCTTGATGTGGTTTAGTCCACCCAAAACTAAAGCCTCAGTCAAAACAATTGCCGTTGTCGTCCCATCTCCTGCATTTGAAGCGGTACGCTCAGCAGCCTCTTTCATCATCTTAACCGCAAGGTTCTCAACAGGGTCAAACAAGTCAATACTCTTAGCAACAGTTACTCCATCTTTGGTCACAGTAATCCCGTGCGTGTGGTTAGGACTCTCAATCAAAACAGTATTCCCTCCGGGACCTAATGTGCTCTTCACAGACTTAGCCATTTTTGCTACACCATTAGCCAATTTCTTCCTTCCTTTATCCTCGAAATGCAAATCTTTCGGAGAATAACCTTGATTTTCTATCATTTGATTAAATTTTAAATTGATATGTGCAAATATAGTATAAAAAATCTTTAATACCTATACCAAATAGAAAATAGTTTTGAAAAAAGTTGTATTTGTATTAGTCTAACTTCAATACATCTATAAACTCACTCTGTGAGCTTATGACGGAATGTCAAAGTTTTGTTTTCCTATATATATATATATATTCCCTTATATATATAATTAATTTCTCACTGTATTTCATTTTTTTTTTCGACATAATTGACATTAAAAGAATAATATACTAATAATCAATAAGTTATAAAAAATAAAACAACAGAAAAAACAACAGAACTATGTCGATTATTAACATAAAAAAAGGAGATACCTAAATATCTCCTCATTTCAATAGTAAGAATAGACTAATCACAATCAGAACACTCGCCCATCTCACTCATCATTTCTCCCATAGCAGTACCCTTAGCTACAATAGAAATCTTCTCAGCTCGCTTCATAGACTTTCTAATCTCAGCAGCCTGAGCAATACCCGTTTGACCATCAGGACGATTGTTAATCAACCTACCATTTCTTACAGTTAACCCATCATACTGAGAACCCGAATAAATACTGTTACTCAATTTTAATCCTCTTTTCATTTCACGTGAATTTTAAAAGTTATTGACAAAGATATAATTTTTATGAGATATCCTGAGTAGTTGGGTATTATACCGGTTTTGCGAGACACTGCCTGAAACGAAATCGCTTTTTTTTTGGGCGGGTGGGGTGCGCCTTTCAAAAAATACTTTGCGTTTTTTTGGCTTTTTTGGTTTCTATTGCTTGCGCCCTTGTTCCTTGCTTGCTTGCACCTTTGCGCTCTTACTTTGCGCCCTTGCTCATTGCTTGCTTGCTTATTCGCTCACTCGCTCGCTCGCTCGCTCTTTCCATACTGAAAAAAGAATTGTTTATATATATACACATACGCGCGCGCATAGATTTTATCTATTATTCATTACTTAAAACCTTGTTAAGCCCTATGAATAGGGACTTTGCACCCGCTTAAAATTCCCATGTACTAAATTTATATAAAATTAACCCCTTGTTAAACCTTGAAAACAAAGGAAAAACAAAAAAAATTCATTAAAAATAAAAAAAAAATGCAAAAAAGTTTTTTTTAAACGAAAATTTTACGATATTTGCCAAAGAATTAGACAAGAAATGAACGACATTTTAAGCTAATTCACTGAAAATCAATTAATTAACAATTTTTAAAATCAATTTTTATGAAATCAAATGTAACAATTCAGGACGTAAGAAACGTAAACAACAAAGTTAAATCTAATTTAACAACTTTAGGCGGTGCGATTAGTAGTATTCTAACTTTAGACGCTAAAGGATTAGAAACGCAAGAAACTAAACTAATTCAATTTTTAGTAAAAGCTAAAAAAGACGCTAAAATTTATAAGCAATTAGCTGAAATAGTGAAACCGCACTATAAAAGTGGTAATTATTCACGTTACGCGGTTTTATTAGCTACAAAAAAGCTAATTAATAAGTAATTTACAAAGGCGCATAAAACGTTGAAAATAGACGTTTGTAAAAGTCGGACTTTTGCGCCTTTCAAAGTGATTTTATTGTGTTGCGCTTAATTAACACAAATTTATTGTTTATTTTAATGGTATTAGTTGCGTCTAACGAATTAACAACCATTATTAAAAAAATGATATAACCAAAATAGGTTGCGTCTAACGGACTTATGGCGGTTGTTCCTTGACATACTGACTACAAAAAAATTACTAACCTATGGTATAGTATAAAAATGTAATACGTTACAAAGTGGAAACTTTAGCGCCATTACATTAGTAATACTTTTGCTAATAACTTACAACTATTGGCTGTAATCACATCACTCTTTTTATAGTTTTTGGAGTATCGTGTAGGCACGCAGTAAACTGAAGGCACGAATTTATATAATCAAGGCGAAGGTATTCCTATATGCTACACGTTCGTAGCACGCAAAATTTATAGGTAATTATATAAATATATATACAAAGGACAAAGTATGCCTATTGAGTAGGCACAAACAT